CTTGTACTGGCCCATGATGAACGAGTTGACCTGGTTGGCAATCGCCTTGATGGCTTCCGAAGCCTGCATCGGAATGGTGCCGTTCATGGCTTGCATCATGTCGTTGTCGGTCAGGTAGAACGGTGCCTCGTACCATTGATCGAGGGTGATCGGCACCTGGGTAGGTGCGACATCGGCGGTCGATGGCGGGGTGGCGCCAGGCGTGACGGCCATTGCGGTGATGGCCGATGGGATCGGCACGTTGATGACGGAATTGCGTTCCTGGGCGGCGCCCTGGTAGTCGCTGTTGACCAGGCGAGGCATCACGTTCATGCCGCGCAGGGCCATCAAGCCTTGCGCCAGGAGCGGGGTAGAGATTTTGCTGATGTCATTGGACATGGTTTTTCCTTTCGGATAGCTTGGCTACCTTTGGGATAGCCAATGAGTTCAAAAAAATGAGCCGCCCCGGTCGCCGTTAAACGACCTGTACCGCCCCGTTATTGCCTTTCGCCAGTTCGGCCAGGTTCAACCCGATGGCCGTCTTGTCGTCGGCGGAAATGGTGGTGATGCTCTTGCCACCGCTGCCCCCGCCTGCTCCCCCGCCGCCATTGGCGGGTGCTTTCACAAAATGTTTGCCCTCGTCCGACGCGGCCCAGCTGGTCACGAAGTCGGTCAGGGGCTTGTCGCCCACCAGCGCCTTGCGCGATTCGCCGTCAGCGACGATCTGGACCTGGCCCTTGAGCATGGCTTTCACCGCGCCCAGGAATGCCGGCTCGACACCGGCTTTGACCAGCGCGTCCGACAGGCCGTTCTCGACCAGCAGCGTCTTGGTGAAACCCGTTTCGCTCTCGATCTGCTTGGTCAGCGCGGCCAGCTGGGTCGCACTGTCCTTTTCCGCCTTCTTCATTGCCGCCTCGCGCTGCGACAGGGCCGTGGTCAGTTCGCCCACCTTGTCTTCCAGCGCGGCGTGCGCAGCAGGGTCAATCTCGGCGTGCTTCTTCGCCTCGCGCAACTGTTCCAGCAGTTTCTTGTTGTTCGCGGCGAGCGCAGCCGCAGCCTCGGCCGCTTCGGTCTTGGCCGCTGCGGTCGCTTCGTCAATGGCCGCCTTGAGCGCGGCTTTTTCTTCGGGCGTATCGAACATGGTTTTATCCTTCAAGGATGGTTAAACACGGTGCGATTCAATCGCGGGGAGCCGTTGCCAGGCCGGTTCAACCTGCCTGGCGCGGGTAAAACAGGTCAGTCGTCTTGCTTGGTGCTGCGCTTGCCGAAACCGGGCGCGTCCACCGCCACATTCACGGCCATGCCGTAAATCCACGCCATCCACACCGTCGCCATGATTACGCCCACCACGCCGAACAGCCAGCCCGGCGCGCTCAGGCGGTCCATGGTCAGGTAGAACACCAGCGTTGCCACCAGCGGGCAGCGCATCGGCAGGGACGAGGGACGGATCACGCGGTAGTAGTCGGACATGCTGCTCTCCAAGGGTGGGTGGTTCAATGCGCCCAGGTACTCGGCGCGCTCGCGGCGGAAGTCGTCGCTCATGCCGTTACCTGCAACAGTTTCAATTTCGCCTGTTCCAGCACCCACAGGCATTCGGGACCGTCGCTCTTGTTGCTGGCGAAGTAGAACTGGCCTTCGTGGTCGAATCCGCAGACGACAACATGGGCCAGCTGGCCGGCAGCGCCCGCCAGGACGCGCTCGGCGTCGAGGTCGAGACAGGTCACGGTGGACATGACGGTGACGTTGGGCGCCAGTTTCAGGTGGTCAGTCATACAGCGCCTCCAACTCCTTGAGCGAAAGCGGGTTGCCGCTCTGGTCGAGCAACTGTTGCAGTGTGATCGTGCCCTTCTTGTACAGTTCGGCGCGGCCCTTCCCCAGCTGGGCGGCCAGCTGCGCATCGGTGCGCGTCGCCAGCCATTCCTTCATCGTCGTGGAGGCGGCCACCGGGCCGTGCTCGCTGGCGCGCTGGCTGACGGCGAAGTCGGGTAGGTCGATGCCCAGCTCGCGCAGGGAGCGCGTGACCGGGACCATCAGGGAGCGGCAGTTCCAGTGGCGCGGGCAACCCGGCGTGCCGTCTGGATTGTTGTAGGGGAGCTTGGTGCCGTTCATCGGCTCATAATCCATGTCCCACTGCGCGCCGCTGTACGCCAGGCATACGTCCGTGGTGCGTCCGTCCAGCGTGCTTACCTGCTCGATGCCGGCCAGGATGTCGCGGTTGGCCTGGAACGTCATCTGGCGCGCCGTGTTGGCCACCGTCTGCACGCTGGCATGCACCAGACGCTGCGCGTCGGCGCGGGAAATGTCCATGGCGCCAGGGATTCCGCGGCGCTTGGAGCCGACGATGCGGGTCACGATCTGCGCGTTGGTTTCGCCCTGGGCCATGCCCTGCCGGATTTCATTGGAGAAGCGCCACACCGAATTGCGTCCCTGCTGCTTCCACCAGGCGGCAGACGGCGCTTTCTGGATCATCACATCGCCGGCCATCGCTTCCAGCAGGTTCATGCTCGGCATGGCCGCGTCGAGTTGGACGGCCAGGCTGGCACCGGCCGAACGCACGGCATGGCGGAACGACGCCGCTTCTGCACGCGCCAGTCCGGCCAGTTTGTTCGCCGCCAGGCCCGACACATCGGCGTAGTAACGCTCGATGATTTCGTTGGTGTCGGCCAGCAACAGCGACAGGCGCGCCTTGGTGTTCACGCCCACCGTTTCGTCCAACAGGCGCGCGGTCAGTTCGGTGCTCATGCGCTCAAGGATCGCCAGCACTTTCACGCGCACGCCGGCGGTGAAGCGCAACAGGTTGATGCCGTGCGCAATGGCGCGGTCGGTGAGCAGGGAGTCGAGCGGGCCGGCCATGCTATTTCCAGATCGAGAAGTACACGACCAGCACCATCGCGGCGGCGACGGCCGACGACACGACCATCAGCACGGCCATAATCAGCACGGAGAGGGTATCGAAGGCGCGGGTTTCCTCGTCGTCGTAGCGTGCGCCGTGCTCGGCGTCGAGCCGCTGCGCCGTGCGGCGCAGGGCTTCGTCGTCGTCATCGAGGAGCATGGCGAAGGCCGTCATGCGTTCGCGGTAGCCAGGAGGGCCGCCGGCACTTCTTCAACTGTGAAAAAGCGGTGCGCGTGGATCATCACTTGCACCGACGCGCCAACAGGCAGCACGCGCGACGCGCTGGTGTCTTCCGACAGGAGCGGCGTGGTGTCGCCGTTGGGGCTGGGAGGGGTGTTATAGACGCGCACCAGGGCGTCGTGGGCGGTGCCGGCCGATTCGTTGGTCACGCGAACGAACATGGTCATGGTGGCACCTCCCAAAAGTTTGCTGTCAGATAGTTATGCTACCTGTTGGGGAGCAATTGTAGTCGAACTCGGCGGTGCGTTGGCAATTTTCGCCTGTTCGTCCTCAAATGTTGCTTTTGCGTCGATCACCTCGCCCTTCTGCAAGTTGGCGAACAACACTTCGGCGCTGATCGCGCCCGACTGCCAGGCGCCCACCAGGGCCGCCAGGGTGGCCGGGTCCATGGGAACGGGGAAGAAGTCGCGGTTGATTTCGTACTTGATGTTGGCCTCGGTCACAGTCAGGCCGGCCCATTGGGCGAACGTGACCAGGGCGCGCGACAGGCCCAGCGACAGGGCTTGCGCCACGGCCGCCAGGATCGACGCCTCGCCGCCGTGCTGGATCGCCGCCGTGGTGGCGGTGATGTTGCGTTCGGCACCGTCCGACATCAACAGGCGCGCGCCCAGGCTGGCCATCTGCTGTTCCTTGCGCTCCATGTTCGCTTGCAGCATGCCCAGGCCAGCGCCGGAAAACTCCAGGTAGCCGACGCGGGTCTGCGGATCGGGGAACACCCAGGCGGCCGTGGACCCCACGTACAGCTTTTCCTGCGGTCCTGCGGTCTGGTAGCCGGCGATGTAGGGCGTCGGCAAGCCGGTGAAGTGGCAGCCGTGCTCGTAGTCGGCGGAAACGCGGTAGTGCGCCAGGTTCAGGTCCACCAGGTCGATCAGCGGCGGCTCCGTCACAGTTGCGGCCAGGCCGGCGTCGGCAGAGAGGAACGTGAACGGGATATTGCGCAGCGGCTTGCCGTTCAGGCTCGGGTACTGGTCGGGGCCGATCTGGACCTGGCTGTCGGTCTTTTTGTCGATGCGGAACAGGCGCACGCGGTAGGCCATCTGTTCGGCGTCGTTCGGGTCGCCCACCAGGTCGAGCACGCGGTAGCGCAACTCGCAGTTGGCGGCAAACTCGGTGCCGCCCATGGTTTCGACTTCCTCGGTCAGCACCACCAGCAGCAGGGTATCGACGTTGCCCACAGGGCCGGTGCGCCAGTTGATGATCGACTCGGCCTTGTAACGCTGGATCGACGGGCGCAGGCCCATCGACTGCGCGCGCGCCAGGGTCAGGATTCCCGTTTTGGTACTGTCAACAGGCGGGTAGTCCACCAGCAGGCCCACGCGCCCGATCGTCAGGCATTCCAGGGCCGTCTGTTGGGCGAACAGGTGCAGCGGCTCGCCGCGCAGGTTGACGTTGGTGAGCATGGCGTCGAGCGAGTCGGGCAGTTCGGTGATTTCCGGCTTGCGAAACAGCATGCCGGCCAGCGCCGCGATGGTGCGCCAGGTGGCGCCGTAGAACGTCGCGCGTTTCAGGTAGTCCTGGTACGCCGTGGGCGACTGTTCGTGCAGCATCGGCACGTACAACAGGCCGTTCTCCATCACCTTGTCGCGCCCCGCGGCGACATCGCGGCAGCGTTGCCACTTCGGCGTCATCGCCTTGTAGTCGGCGTGCTCGATGGTGACGGGTTTCTTGGTGTCGGTAGCGGTGGCGGCGGTGTAGGTCATGGGGTTCTCCTGGTGAGGGCGGGCTAGAAGCCGCCCAGGGCGACGCGCTGCATCGGCTGCTGGCGCGACAGGTAGGCGAGGGCCTGGGTCATCGAATCAATGTCGTCGTCGTGCGCGCCATTGGGGAACTGCGCGCAGCTGTGAATGAAGGCGGCAATCTCGGGGTGTCCTTCGGGCAGGAACACGCGGCCCGACTCGATCAGCGGCGTGACCAGGTTGGCGCAGGCCACCTTGTCGATGTTCTTGGGGATGGCGATGATCGGCAGGCGGGTGTCGCGCCGCAAGTCCTGGATCAGCGACTGGCCGGAAGC